CTTCTCTAGGCGTTCCGAGATCAGTACTAGAGTCAGATGCTTCCAACTACGCGACTTCGCAAACAGATATGTATTCATTCTGGAATATGACTGTACGTCCACGACTGCCGTTATTTGAGGATGCAATAAATTCCCAATTGCTTGGCGGAACAGATTATTCCATAAAGTTTGTTCCTGAAACTATGGAGATATTCCAGGAGGACGAAAGCCTAAGAGCAGGATCATTATTACAGCTTGTACAGGCCGGAGTACCATTAGCTGACGCTATGTTGATGTTAGGTTACAACCCATTAGAAAATGCACCTTTACCACCTGAGGATGAAGGAATAGAAGAAGACTTAGAAGGTATAGATAGTGAAGAGGTGTTAGTAGATTCGGAAATAGCTAGTTGGCAAAGGTTCGCTATAAGAAGCTTAGGCAAAACTAACAAACGTAAGTTTGAAGTAAAGCATATACCAATAGAGCAAGCAAAGGAAATACAAGCGTTGCTTGATAAGGCTGAAAGTGTCGAGGAGGTGAGAGTGGCTTTCGGGTCACGTATGTTTCCACTCGACTGGCAACAATACCCGTAAGGCTGTAGAACTGCCTTATGTAAAAGATGGGGCAGATAAAGAACGAGCTAAGATTGAAAGAGCTGGCATTACAGCATTAGCAAAAGCGTTAGAAAGACAGTTGCGATTAGCATTACCAAATGTAGCAGCAGTAGATAGCGCAGAAGCCAATGTAACATTAGGTGATGAAGATATACAGGACGCCTTATTTAACATGATAAATGAAGCAGTATTGTTAGGACAGGATGTAGGTAGATCACAAATAGAAGCGATCTACGGAGTTGAAAAACAACTTGATGACATTGATTGGTCAAGTCTAGCAGGTGATGGTATTCAATGGGTAACTAACCATGTAAGAAATTTAATGGTTGAACTCAATCAAACAAGTAGAGAGACTATGCGTAAAGCAATAGCTCAATGGAAAGAAACAGGCGAAGGGTTGAATAAACTAATTGAAACACTAGAACAAATGGGCTGGGGTTTTGATAAAAGAAGAGCTAAGTTGATAGCTGAAACAGAAGTAACAAATGCGTTTGCTAAAGGTGCGGTAATGGCGTGGACTGCTTCTAACGTGGTAGTAGGTAAAGAATGGAGAACAGCAAACGACGAAGCAGTATGTCCAATTTGTGCCCCTTTAGGTGGTATGAGGTTTAGTACTGAAGGGCCGGAGGCTACGTCTCAAAGAGACCAGAGGCGCAATGCTGAACAAGCAAAACTGGGTGATGCATTTGTACATCCAGGCGGTAGATATACAGCGGGTAACTTTGCAGGTCAAACATTTGACAGACCACCCGCACACCCGAATTGTAGATGTTGGTTGGCGCCAGTAGTGGAGTTAAGATAATATGACAGGTGTGAATATAGAAGGAATAGAGAAACTAAATAAAAAGTTAGGACGTATAACAGCAGCTAAAACTCTATTACCTGTATTGCAGAAACAAAGTGACAAAATAGTCGCAAGAGCAAAGCAGTATCCAGGTGCACCTGCTAATAGTACCTATAGACGTACTAATATATTGCGTAATAGTTGGAATGTGCGAACGCATCAAAAGCAACGTGATTTAAGTGCAATAATATCGAACACTGCGTCACGTAAAGGAATACGTTATGGTATTTATGTAATGGGTCCAAAGAAGGGCCCTAGACCTGGAACTAGGCAAGCATGGATGCACAATAACAGATGGGCAACATTAGAAGGAATATACAAACAACGTAAAAAAGAAATAGTAAAAGCATTACAGTTAGAAGTAGATAGAAAACTAAAAGGATAAATATTATGCCGTACGACATACGCGAAGAAAATGACAAGTATTGTGTTTATAAGTTAGAGCCAGAAGAAAAATTAATTTGCTATGATAATGTCGAGGAAGCTGCGGCATATTTTGCTGTATTAGAAAGAGTAACTGAAGATGAAGACGAAAACAAAGCTCGTATCGGTGTTGATAAATACAGCACAGAAGAAGAAGCTCTGGAAAGAGCTGATGAAATAGGTTGTGAAGGTGTACACACAATGACAGAGGGTGGCGATGTAATTTATATGCCATGTAGTACACACAGTCAATACATAGATCAAGTGGGTTTAGAAGAGGAACAAGATATGGACGATTATAAAAAGCTAGAACTAAAGTCCGTTGATGATGATCACTTCGTTGTCGGTGGATGGGGTGTAGTGTTTGGAGGTAAAGATGTAGAAGGGGATACCTTCACAAAAGATACCGATTTTGTTTTAGAACACGCTGAAAACCCTGCAGTGCTCTATGATCATGCGCAAGAAGTAAAAGCAATTATCGGTAAGGTAGTTGAAATTAAACAGACTGACGCAGGTTTATGGATGGAAGCACAGATACAACGATCAGCCAAGTATGCAGAACAAATATTGGAGTTGATCAAAAAGGGCAAACTGGGATATAGCACAGGCTCAGTGGCTCATTTAGTAGAACGGCTAAAAGGTAATATCAAGCGCTGGCCTTTGTATGAGTTATCACTAACTCCAACTCCAGCAGAACCCAGAACGTTGGGTGTGGAATATCTTAAAGCCTTAGGAATAGTAATGGACGCAGAAGCTAAAGCGGACGAAGAATTGGCAGAGGCTGACGAGCTAAAGGGTGAACTACCAGAGAGCTCAATTGCAGACCAATCGGAA